GACGTCACAAATGTGGGGGAAGCTCCGGTGTTTGTGGTCCCTTGGACGGTAAAGTACGTGTCCGTCGAGGGCCTATGTGTTATGCACACCTCGAAGTCACAGTCTTGTGGTAGTCCCTCCCACTGGACAGACGCGAGCCCCGCGAGGTTAAACGTATCAATTTGGTAAGGGACCCGCGCCGGCAGTGCGTCGACGATCTCTTTCAGGTCGTCGATCGCCGTCTGGGCGTTGGTGCCGGTCAGAGAGCTTGCTGTGTTGTCGTAGCTGACGCCGGTGGCTGGCAGAGGCGGCGATAGAGCGGTGAACCACGAAGTGCCGTCGCACGCGAACTTAGCGCCAGAGAACGCCGCCGAGAAGGTGTAGTCCGCCGCGCCGTTGATGGTCTCGGCGCCGTTGCCGTCGACGATCACTGGGTTAGTCGAGCCGGTCTTCAAGAACTCCATCACGAAGCCCTCGCCAGCGCTGGCAGCCGCAGGCAAGACGAGCGTTATCGAGCCGCCAGCGGAGCCGTCGCACGGCTGGGTCTTGTGCAGCATCGTGACGCCCAGCGTGTCGCCCTGAGTCGCGGTAGCGGTCTGCTCCCAGCGCGCCGACCGGGCGATGTTCGCCTTGTTTGAGCGAAACTCGTCGTCGATCGTGCTGCCGACCACGTCCGTATTGGCAGGCGTGTTGCTGCCATCGGTCATGCTCAGTGCGTTTAAAGCCTCATTAGCCGCCATCAGTATCTCCGAGGTGGGTAGCGCGCAGGCGATCGTCTGCCGACGCTGCTCGCGCCGCCCGCATAACGGGGTCGATCACGCCCTGCCCGTATAAACGCCCGATAGCAGCGGTCGACTTAGGCTTAGCGCCTGCTCTGACCAGCCGAGGCGACAGCGCCGCCGCCAGCCCGAGCCCGAGCATAGCTGGTGTGAGGGCGCTCGACTGGCTGTCTTTGTCGTCATTCATGGACAACCCGGCGGCAGTTCCAGCGCCCAGCAGCACCGCAGTCGGCAGAAGCGAATCCGCTGAATGTCCTGATCTGTTTAAACGTTCGTTCGTCGTCGCCACAAACGACGCTTCTGCTGCGAGAGGTTCTTTGCTCGGTTTGTACCCAAGTTCTTCCATCCGCGACGCCAGCTTAGACCCGCTTATCTGCCCCGCGTCGGTCGTTACCTCGTTGAGCAACTGCGCGAGGTGGTGCGTGTGGCGGGCGCGTGTCAGGTCGTCATGCGACAGTGATCGGACCCGGCGCACTGCCCAGTTATCCATCACATCCCGCAGCGCGTAGATTGCCTGTTTCGTCGGGCCTGACGTGGTCCACGCCTGATGCGACAGCATCGTGCCGTAGTCGATAACGTCATTGGTGGTCAACTCCCGCCCGCCAGCGCCCTCGATCCAGCCAGCCAGTTGCTCGAATACGTCGTTAGTCGCCGTCGTTGGGTGGGTGAACTTGCGCGAGTTCGTGGTTCGCCAGGCTTTCAGTTCTTCCGCGAGCTCACCGTCAGTGCGGATCGTCGTCGTCTTGCGGCGCAGCGACGCCCACTCGGATTCGACTTTCGCGCTGATAGCCTCGCGGAGTTGACCCGAGCCGCGTCTAAACGCGCCTAGGTCCAATCCTATTTTTTTGCCAACCCATGTCACGGCGCGTTCGTTGAACATCCGCTGGTTCACTACGCCCATATTCCGGAGCGCGCCAGCTTCCAGCGGGTTGATCGCGCCGCCGGGGGCCTCGAGCATGCGCGTCAACTTGTGTTTAAACACGTCGACTACGCCGAGCTTTTCTCCGGCCTCTTGCCGTAGTTCGAACCGGTCAGACGGCCTCATCCGGTAGCCAGCCTTGTCCATGAGCAAGTCGCTGGACTTTGGCGACCCTTTGAGGACGCGCCCGATAGCGCCGCCAGCGGCGCCAGCGATCGCGCCCACGCCAACGCTCGCCTCTGGGTTAAACAGCGCCTGCGCTGCGCCTTCCACTGCGCCAGCGCGGATGCCAGCGCCCACACCCAGACCCGGAATATACGGCGCGACTTCACCCGCCACAGACGCGACCGGGTGCGCCTTCAGCACAGGTTCGAGCTGGCGGTTGATGTCGACGATCTCGCGCTCGTTTTCCGGCAACAAGGGCATCTGCACCTGCGCCTGCGCTTCTGCCATCATCTCGGGTGGCACGCCGCCAGGGTATTGGGCGCCCTGCGAGAGCAGCAGAGCGTGGCTGGCGCGCCGCGCTGCCTCACCAATGCCGATGCCTTGCTTGGCAAACTGCGAGCCAGCGTGAATCAGTGCGGCCTCTACAGTGTCGACGCCCTCGGCTGCGGCAGTCGGGGCGCTGAGAAGCCCCTGCTTACGCCACAAGTGGATGCCTTGGAAGATCTGCGCTTGCTCGTCAGCCGTGAAAGCCTCCCGCGCCTTTGGGTCGCTCTCGAAACGCAAAGCGTTATCCGCCTGCGCTGCCGTAGGCGGCGGGAACATCCTGGGGGTCCACTCTTCGCTCATTACATTCTATCCAGCAGGCTGCCTGCTCGCTTGGTTACTTCGCTGGGCGTCCCGACGGGGGGCGGCGCCACTTGACCCGCCAGCTCTTGGACCTTCCGATACGTGTCGCGGAAATTGAGCATCCCTTGCGAGCGCTCCATCTCGTATGCGTTCATCGCGTCGTCGCCCTCTTTCGAGACGACAAAATCGGTCCAGCCGGAAGCAAGGTCGAACCCATCCATCTTCGGGTTCGCCGCCAGTTTCGTCTTCATCCACTGCAACTTGTAGATGTTCCGCATCTGGTGCAACTTCATCACGTCGATAATCAGCTTGTTCGCGCCCGGAAGTTTGTTTAACCCCGGCAGAGCGTCGATCAAGAACTGCAAATCTTTGTTTGAAAAGTTGTTAGCAGGCATACCACCTTCACCGTTACCGGTGTTGCCGATCATGGCGACCAGCATCTGGTTGATGGCTGCGCCTGCGGCTTGCTGCGAGACAACCTCACCTTTGTTGATGTCGACTATGCTGTTGACCTTGTCGCGGAGGCTATCCGGCAGCAACCCAGCCGAGTTTAAACCCTCTGCCCACGCAGAAATCTGCGCGCGAGTCACGAAGCCTTTGCCCGTGTCCATGCCCGCTAGGCGGTTGCCAAGACTCTCCAGATTCTGGAGCTGCCCGAGCGATTTTATGGCCGCCGCCTGCACGCCCTCGTACATCGTGACGGTCGACTCAGACATATTTTTAGCGTCGGCTTCGCCGCGCTTCATGGTGAGATAGTCGGTCTGGCGAGCCAACTGTTCGGCCAGTTTCGACAACCCACTCGCTTTGGTCGGCTTCGCAGGCGCAGGCCCCATGCGCGACCGGACGATCACCTCGGCTTGGCTCTTAGACATTTTCACGCCCGCGCCAAACGCCTGACCCATAACATCACGCACACCCCGAGCGACTTTCAACTCGTGGTTGGCGAAAGCGTTCCCGCCCGTCTGCGTCGGTGCGCTCGGGGGCGGTGCGCCGCCCTGCAAGCCAGCGGCGTGTTCCGGGCGCGGCTGCCCGCCGGTTTCCGCCCACTTAGCGGTCAGCGCCGGGTCTTGGTCTCCTTCGACCACACCGTAGTTAGCGGTCGACTGTCCGTTGTGGTACGCCTCGGCGGCAGCGCGAGCCTCTGGCGACATATTCGGGTCGTAGACAGGCGGTAGACCGTTGCTCGGCGGTGCGCCGGGTTCCATCAGCGTGGCGGTGTTGACGGGGTTGAATCCCGCTGGTGGCGCCGGATTTACAGGATTGACCATGCCCGGTGGCGAGCCGTTGAGCCCCGGCATAGGCATGGTGAGCCCCGGATTTACAGGATTGACCATGCCCGGTAGCGAGCCGTTGGGCTGCGCGCCATACACGCGGGCGTAAAACTCCCGCTGCCGTGCGGCAGCCTCTTGTTTCTGTGCGTACTCGGCTTTGGACTGAGCCAAGCGTTCTTCTTCGAGATCGACACGGCGCCCATTTAAACGCTGGGTTTGCTCGAACTGACCTCTAAGCTGTTCAGCTCTCTGCAAATTCGCGTAAGTTTCGGCAACTTTCGCGCCGTTAAACGACCACCGCATGGTGTTCTCCTACCGCCCGCCGTTGAAGCCGCCGCCGATAAACGCCGGAAGCATCCCTTGGTACGCGGGCATCATGGTTCCCGGCATACCAGCCGTGAAGTCGCTCTGCCCCCCTCGCACCGTGGGTGCGCCGCCGCCGCCCATAGGCGACTGCGAGGGGAACTGCTGGTCTGGCGAGCTTGAGAGCCCGCTGAGAGCGGCCAGAGCTAGGTTCTGGCCGAACGCGCCCATCCCACCCATCGCGCTTGCGCCGCCGAGCATCCCGGCGCCCGCCGCCATAGCGCCGCCGCCAAGAAGAGACCCGGCGATAGGCCCTGCCATCAGTGCGCCGATCATTGTCCGAAGCCCCCCATCATGCCAGCGGTGCTGGTCGGGTCATACTGGCCCGGATTCGCCTGCGACACCGTGGTGCCGCCAGCGCCAAGCGCGACGTTGATGGCTTGCGCCAGTGTGTTAAGCGACTGGTACGGATACTGCTGGCGCTCGGTCCACGCTTGAATGTCCGAGTTGATGCCCTGCTGCTGTCCGCTGCGCTCGACATCGCCAAGCCCGAGTTGGTACTGGGTGCCGCCGGTCAGCATCCCCGGCATCCCCGCAGACGCTTGGAACTGTCTGTTTAGATCACCTTCGCGGGCCTGCTGCTGCAACTGAGAGATCGCCAAGCCAGCACCCTGTCGCCGGTTGGCCTCGTTCTCGTACGCGCCGCCGTAGACCTGATTGCCAAGGTCGTTGATGTTGCGCGAATACTGCTGCTGCACGCCCGAGTTCGACAGCCCCTGAAAGGCAGTCGACCCGCGCATCCGGCCTTCGACGTTGTCCGCAGCGCGGTTAAACGACTGGTCCAGATACGGGTTGGCCCCCGGCAAGCCCGAGCCGTAGCTGTACTGCTGGCCCCCCGCAGGCGGCTGGCCCCCCGTGTTCGGGGTGCTGGTGGCTGATGAAGTGCCCATCGTTTAAACGCCTCAGTGTTCGCCGCCGCCCTGCCTTTCTTGCAGGTGCAGCAGGTTCTCATATTCGTACTGGCCGGGGCGATCGTCGCGGTTGAACTGCGACATATAGCCCGCATTGTTGCCGCCGTGAGTACCCGGCGTGACAAACGCGCCTTCCGGCATCCCGTATGGAACGCCGAGAAACTGGTCCCAGCGCCGCTGGTCGATGGGGTTCTGGATGTTCGGGTCGCCTTGCGGCACGGTGTTGCTCGCGTTGAAGTTGGCTTCTGTCGCGCCACGCCCCCACATGCTGGCGGGCTGCGCTGTGTCCGCCTGTGGCTGCGCTGCTTTCGCCTGACGCCACGCAGCGGCGTCGAAGCCCGCAGGCATAGCGCTGACCGACCCTGGGCCCTGCACAGCCGCCGGGATAGGCGCTGCTGCTCCGGGCATCTGAACGGAGAAGGGCGAGCCAGCCCCACCAACTGACCCGCCCCCTGCGCCCATCCCCCAAGGTTCAGGAGATACTTGGCTCGAACCGGGGAACTGCGTTACGGGCGGTCCGAGGAACGGATGCACGAACGCGGGCTGGTTGTACTCCCCAGACGAGAATCTCTGCATCGCTCTGATGCTCTGCGCCAGAGGTCCGTTCGGGTCGAACGCCATCTGCCGCCCAGCTTCCAGCGCTGCGTTATGAGTCGGCGTCAGCGGCGCGATGCGCTGGCCCGAATACTGGTCGAGGGGCTGTTCCGCGAGCGCGGTCGCCCGAGCCAACATGCCCTGTACGGCTTGGTCCGCCCACGGACGCGGCGTACTCGTGCTGACGTTGTTCTGCGACTGAACAGGCGGACTTCCGCTATCACCACCACCCATGCCCATAACTTACAACTCCAGTTTAAACTCGGTACACACGCGAGTGAACCCGAGGTTTTTACCCCAGCGTTCAAACGCAGGTCGAGTACCTTTCAATGTTACCACGCTGCACCCACTCGCTCTGGCGAAGTCCTTTATGACCCCGTTGCACTCGCATGTCACCTCTGGGTTCTTCGAGTACGCGTGCCAGATGTGAAGGTATTTGACCTCCGGGTGCATCGGCGGCGAGTCGATCGTCAGCGTAGACGTAGCGTTTAAACGACCGTGTGTGTCTCGCGACACTAATAGGAACGCCGCGCCTAATCGCAACAGATGATACATATCGAAAATAGTGACTGGCTCCGAGGACTCGGCCAGACACGACTCGATCATCGGTCTCACCTCCTCCCAGTCTGTGGTGACCTGGGCTTGGTTGGCGACGTAAATCACGCGAGCGACATTCCGCCGTACTTATCGCCTTTGATCTGGGCGCTGGGTACGAAGGTCAGAGCCTCGGCAATCGCGTAGCTGCCGTCCGGGTTCATCTGCTGCGTCGTGACCTGAACGACGCAGCCGCCAACGACGCGCATCGCTTTGGTCGACTTCATCCAGCCTTCTGACTTAGACGAGACTTGCGACAGTAGCACGAACATATCGCCGTTGCCGTAGGTTTCTAGGTCGCTAACGCTCTTCTTGGCGCCGTTTACATCGGAGTTGCTGAGTGTCTTCGGGGTAGAGGCTTTGCGTGGAGTTGGCATGGTGGGGTTCCTATTGGGTTATACGATGTACCAGTTGATGCCGTCGCTAACAAGCTGGAGGCATGTGTTCGCGCTTCCGATTCCCACGGTGGCGGTGCCGTCGATGGTGTTGCCGGTGCCGACCATCTTTACGAGATTGCCAGTGGTGTCGATCTTCTTGACCCGCATCGTGCGGTCGAAAAACTTTTCCGCTGGCGGGAGAGTAAAAGTTATGTCGCCTGCCGAAGCGTCAGCCAGCACGATGTCATGCGAAATGCTCTGCGAGCCAGTCGTCCGCAGTACGTCAAACCCGGTGGCGTAGTTAATCTGCTTGGCGTGCTGCTGAAAGATGATCATCAGCGCACGGCGCAACTGCGGGTCCATGCCCGTCGGCAAGTCAGGTAGTGGGTTTACACGCTGCGCCATTACTCAAGGCTGTCCGGTTCGCCTTCGTAGTCGAAGCCGACCACCTCAAGCGTGCCAGTGAAGTTCATCCGGGCCTGATGCCAGCGCGCCGCCCAGACATGGTCAAACGCGCCGTCGACAAGCTGCCGTGCGGCGATGCTTTGCCGCGTTGCCACGCCGATTTGGTCGGTGTAGTTATGCTCGAGCGTGCCGGTCACCGAGGGGCCGATATGGAACCGTGGGCGCAGCCGCTTCATGTTCACGATAATGCCGTCTTGCCCGATGAACCCGGTCTGAATCCAGCAGTCGTTGCCGCCGCCGGTCAGGCTATACAGGACGTTGTCGGCGCCCATGAAAGACGGGGTGTGCGCCCCGGCAGACAGAAACGCGTTGCCGTAGGTCGCGTTCGGAAAGTCCGCGTAGGTGGTGTACAAGCTGCCAAGCTCACCGTAGGTGACCGATGGAGTCAGGTACTCAAAAGGGAACTCGACGGTCTTGCGGCCAAAGCCCCATGTGCCGGAGCGATAGTTGTAGCAGAGGAACCTGTCGAGCGTTCCATCGTTTAAACCGCCGCCGCGGGACGGATACCACCAGAACACCCGCCATTTCGAGCGCTCATGGAATCCGACCATGCGGCTCGCGTTTGCGACATCGAGGTCTGAGAGGAAAAATTCTGCTGTGAGGTTCGTGGCGATCGGGACCGCGCGGGCGCCGTCGTACAGGTAGAAGTTGTCTCGTCCGGGCCAGAGCAGACCGATGCCCTCGACGTTGACGACGGAATAGTGCGAGTACGCACCGATGCCGTCACCCGGCACGCGGGTGAAGCCCCACACTGCGGGCGCGTCGACATACTGACCAAGGTGCATCGAAGTCGGTGTAAACGCCACAACGTTCGAGCCGATGCGTCCACCGGCGATGATCGGACCGTCACCGTCAGTGATTAAGCCTGTCGTAGCCTGCGTGGCAATGTTGGGGGTCCAGTCAGTGTGGTCACCTGCTGCGCTGCACCACCAACGGTTGGGGTCATCCCCATAGGTCGCGTCGAAGGTGTTGAACGCCATTATGAAGTCGAGAACCGACAGGATGATCGCTGCGCGCGGAGCGCTGCCGATCGCCGTGAAGTCTTGCGAGTCGTCGGGCGAATACTGGATCTGGGTGCCGCGCTGCGCTGCGAGGATGTTGTTGCTGTACTGGGCGAAGGTCCAGCGGGCGTCAGCGGTGCCGGTGTAGGTGCCGGTGGCGCCGTTCCGCAGCGTCCACGCTGCCGTGCTTACGTCATAGAGGTTGGCGCTGAGTCCGCCGGCGCCCATAGACCCAGCCACGAGGCGATTAGTGCCGTCTTGCAGGGTGAACGCGCCGATAGCGGCGATAGCGCTTGGCGCTGTGACCGTGATCGCCACCGCATCGCCCGCCAGCGCTTCATAGCCGCGCAGGGTCGGGACGAGAAGATCGCAATCAACCCAGACGCCGTCTGCGGTTTTCTCCGCATCAGGGGCGAATCCTGCCGATTTGATATAGGCCACGCGTTACCACCGTGGTCGCAGGCGACCGGTGCTGGCACGGTTGGTAGCACGCCTGAAAGGTGAAAGTTTCCATGAGCGCACGGCTTCCTGCTCGAAAGCACGTCCCGTGTCCATGTTCCGTAGCTCGTCGCGCCACAGGTTGGCCTTGGCTTTGAGCCGAATCATTTCTTCCGCCTCGACCATCCACGCGTTGGTGGAGGCGTTAGAGGCGTTTAAACTCACGTCTGTCAGTTGCTGTATCCCCGCCATCCGCATGGCGTAGTCGCTATTGGGTCGCGGATACAGGCGCAGGTTAGAGCCGCGCAGAGCGTAGTAACCTGGGTAGCCGTAATAATAACCCGAGTCGATGTCGTCGAGTTGACGGAAGCTACGGGGGATGAGCGGGTAGTCGCGGGAGCCGATGACGGCTTTCAGTGTGTCGACCTTCAACACCTGTATGCCGATCTGAGCGAAAGGCACGTAGGTCTGCGAAGCAGATGCCGTGAACTCTTGCCCCGAGAACTCGTTGAAGTCGAAGCGCTTATGTTCCCAGAACGCGATCGACGACATTATCGCTCGGCCAACGCAAGTCGCACTCGCGCTTATGTCGCCGCGTTTCATCTCAGACGCGATGCGGGCGCGCATCGTCCCGTATGTAGACATCACATCACCCGCTGTTTACGCGCACATTCATCAGTATATCACGCTGCTTGAAGACGACAGGTGACCCTTGGTCTCTGCCCGCATGTTCTCAAGTTCTCCGAACCATAGATCGGCGTAAGGCGTGTCTCGGTACTGCTCCCACCAAGGCCCGCCGAGCGTCCAATGCAGGCATTTCGGGTTTTCAATGTTGTCATACTCTCCGACCAGCCAATTCCACTCAAGAGGCAGTGCGCCTATATTGTCGTCTGCCCACTCCATGCGATGCAAATACGCCGGTGTTTTGGTGTTTACGCGCTTCTCGGTCAGTACCCGAGGTTTGTCGAAAAGCATCAGGCTCGACCAGTTCTTTCGGGGGTACGCCCACTGGGTGTTGTTGTCCATCTTCACTTTGGAAGACGGCGCGTAGTCATGCTGGCAGCAGTAGACATCCCGGTGCCGCCCGCCGATGAAGCCGAACAGTTCGGCCACATCACCAAGCATCAGCATGTCGCAGTCCAAGAACAGCGCCGGACGCAGCCCACCGTAGTCACGCGCCAAAGACGGCGTCAGGAACCGAGTCAAACTGAACTCGGTACTGGCGTGTTCGTCTTCCGCCCGCGTATAAACGCCTGCTTTACGCAGCACGTCTTGGCGCAGAAACGTGATACTCACCGGCTTGCTAGAGCGTCTGGTGATGCTGTGGGCAAGCACATACGCCGCGATAGATTCTGACGGGTCATAACCTATAAAAACAGGTAGCGTACTCATTTGCGTTTAAACACCCATGTCACGTCGTTCACTGGGAATTCCGGGTCATCGGTCGCGGTCTCACCGAGAGCGGTCTCCGTCACGAAGCCCGCCTGGTTGAAACGCTTCAACCAGAAGTCGGGCGGCTGGATAATCAGGTGCGCGTTGCGTCCGTCAGGGAGCTGTTTTATCGCTGGGCGGCAACTGACGCACATAATCAGGCGTTCTAGTGTGAGCTTGTGAAGCTCCATGATCACGTCACCGACGTACAGCGGCTCGATATGCTCCATCACGTCGGTGCATATGACGATGTCCGCAGGCTCTGGCTTGTCGCTGTGAACGACAATTCCGGGGTCGTACATGCTGATGCCGAAAGGCATATGCAGGTTCAGTTCGCCTTTGCCGCAGCCGTAATCGAGGATGTCGGTTGTGCCGCCGATGGACTCCATGACGGCTTCGACGACA